CGAAGGTAAAAACAATCTTATGGAAAAAATTAAACAAATAGTTAATCACCCATTATCTAAAGCTGTAGCAGCTGGGGCAATAGGTGTAGCTTTATTATTAGAAAAACATCCGCTTTATGCAGGTGTAGCGTTTGGTTACGCAATTAGAGAAACATTCTTAGCTTTCAAATAATAGAATTATCTCAAAAATTAATTAGGGTAGGTTTTTATCTACCCTTTTTTTTTGGAAGTGCAGTAGAAAAACTCTACATTTGAAATAATTATCCAGAAAACAATTGAGAAATTTCTTTATAATTGAAATAATTACTACAGAGGGATCCAAAATCTCTTTTTAATTAACTCGGGGCACTTCTAACGATTTGCCCTTTTTTTATTATTTATATCATCCATAGCTCTTTTATACCTCCACTCCATATATTTTTTAGGAGAACTCACAGGATTTCTTTCTGAAGACGGAAAATCTTCCTCACCTAGTAATAATCTATATACCCTAGCACACATTAGTTTTCCTTTATGAGTAACAGCATAAGTAGCTCTTCTTTTTTTATAATTAGACCCCCATTTTTTAATCCAACCATCTTCGGTTAATTTGGAAAACCTTTTCGGATTCCACGGAACAATAGCTGAATACCACTCAAAATCATCCTTGGTAAACCTCCCTTCGCTATATAAAAACAAAAGCAATTCTAGTTCCTCCTGACTAAGGCTATATTGTTGTTTTATTAAGTATCTAACAACCCTCCAATGTTTTAAAAATTCATATTTCATTTAAGTAGTATTTTATTCTTATCTTTGCAAGTAACGAATTAAACTATTATGACACAAGAAAATACCACGGAAAACAAACAATCTAAAGGATTGGGTGATACAGTAGAGAAGTTTACAACAAAAACCGGTATAAAAAAAGTGGTAGATAAAGTGTCTGAAATAACAAAAAAACCATGTAATTGTGGTAAAAGGAAAGATGCTTTAAATAATATGTTTCCTTATAATAATAAAAAATAAAAAAATGGCATATCAAAAATTACAAGTATCTGGCGCTATAAGAGTTATACCAAGTGATAATGTAAATATTCCTATACCTACATCACCAAATGTAGAGGGAGCTATTCAAGCTAAGGGACCTAATGATGAGATTCAGTTTACAGAAGACATATTAGAAGGAACAGAGTTTAAGCGTGGGGCTATTATTATTAACACCACAGCAGGCATTATAGGCACTATAGAGTCTGTGGTTGCTCCAGGAGTAGCCGCAGTTGATAATGACTTTTACACTGGATCTAATAACAATGATGCAATTATTATCTACGCTGACGAAAATGAAGGATGTATTATATATGTAGGAGACACTTCTGGAGGAGGTGACCTCAATGTAGAGACAGCTTCAGGTCAAGAGGTGATATATAAAAACGTACCACAAGGGAGCTTTTTACCTGTTCAGGTAGTAAGAGTAAATGCGGCACTAACAACCGCTAGTGAATTAATAGCAAACTGGTAATGATTACAAGTATAGGCATAGGAATAACTACAAGTGTGTATGGCCAAACAATCCCAGGAGGAGCGCCGCCACCACCCACTAATTTTATAATAACAGAGTTATCTTTTACACCCAGCTTAGACACTATAGTAACAGAAACAAATGTACCAATAGAAGTACAATAAATAATTAAAAATGGCAACAAAATTTTCAAACTTTAGTTTAGTAGCAAACCCAAGTGCAGGAACTATTATCGTTGGTCTTGACGGTGGGTTAAACTCCCAATTTACAATCGGAACCATTAATCTACAAGATTTAAATGGAGTATTAACCGTTTCAAAAGGTGGAACTGGAGTAGGCTCTCTAGCAGCTGGAAGGATTCTTCTAGGTGACGGTACAAACGCTATCGCCACCCTAGACGCTACGGTAAAAGGAAACATCATTACAGGATACACGCACCCTATAACAGGAATTGATACATCTACCACTATTTTAGTAGGAGCTGATCGCACGGTTTTAACAGCTGACAGCAGTGATCCTACAGGTATAGCGTGGACCAATGTAGTACAAGCAAACCCAGGCGGAACTCCAGGTTTAACACTTAGCACGGTAAAAATTCATGGAGCGGATTATGCAATCGACTCGGGTACAATTGTTGTTGCTAACCCAGGAGGGAACCCTCCAACCGATTTAGATACTATAACTATAGGAGCTACAGATTACAAAATACCAACCTCATCAGGAGGCGTAAGCTCTTTTACCACCATCACAACTGATAACGCTACAGGAGAAGCTGAGTGGGATATAGCATCTGATGGCCCAAACATATTTTTTCAACCCACCAACGGACAACAAAATATTATAACTCTTGCCGGGGGAACAACCCCAGCAGATGGAGCTTCCGGGTATTTAGTCTTAGACCCGTCTCAAAGTGGTCAATTTCAATTACCACCAGACGCTAAGATTAATAACGGTCAAGTCTTTACAGGCGGAACTAATTTAGTTTTATACTCGTGGGTTTATGATGGAACTTACTTTTATTGGCAAAGAGACATTAACTTAATCGACCCAATATACGCTCCATTTAATCCTTTCCCAACTCAAAATTTAATAGGAGTATGGGACCCTGTTACAATTAACCCAGGTTTTTTATTAGCTGGTAATCCATATGACGATGCTATAGTTCCTGACGACCCAGCCAACGCTGGTGATATAGCCATTAATTATGGAGTTCCAAGCACAGGTAGCTGGACAAACTCTATAACTAACTCTGGTGTAATTGACGAATTAATCGCTTCAACCAATCCAGAAAGTACTAGCAGTCTTTATAAACCTTCTTTCGTGGTTAATGGCGTAGGGTCACTAGCACTAGCCACATACAATGCAGCTTCTACTCCTGCGGTAATAGTTCCGAACCCAACAGGAGGTAGTGTAGTAAATACTCAAACTTTCTTTACTCAAGATTTTAATGCGTCAGGCGCCGGAAGCTATGCGCTATCAGCAGCTGAGATTACAATTGAAAATGGTAGTATTGGTTCTGGGAGTGGGGTAACAGCTACAGTAACATCGGACGGAAGTGACTGTACAGCTATTCAAATAACTAACGGAGGTTCAGGTTATTCTAGAGGAGATTTACTAAAGCTAGACATGAATGCATCTACTATTGGAAGCGGTGAAATTTATATTTTACTTGAAACCGATGTAATGAGCAATATTATTCCTTGTGTTCAATTTGGACACCCTACAGAAGCAGAATTTGGAGCAGCAACATACAATGAAGGATATGATTTTCAAAATACATCTCTTGCTACAGCTCAAAATAATATTTTAACAGTTATGATGTGGATTCATGGACCGTATCCGCAAGATGGAAACTACAATGCTCTTTTTGATGTTAGAGACACCGGAGGCTCTTCTTTCAATGAAGCTTTATACTTTGATGGAGTAACAGGATATTTTGATACATTTAGCCCATCTACAACATTTGTGGACTTACCTAAGTTGTTTGACTACAGCGGAAGTGGGGGAGTTAACTTTTACAACCAATGGACTTTCTTCTGTTTTACTTATTTTCCTAATGGAAACTCTGGTTTTATTGCTACATTTTTAGCTAATCAAGACACCGTAAATAACGCCAACACTCCAAACTGGGATTATTCAGGAGGTCTTCATCCAACTGTAGCGGTAGATGTTGATGGATTTTGTACTAGCACAGTAGGAAATTTAACATTAGACGAAGATGACTGGGATGAACTTAGTATTGGAAATACTTTTAGCGATGAAGGCTTTAGAGCTAAGGTAGGTAAAGTGGCAGTATATAATGCTATTGTTCCAGGAGCAAGTATTATACAAGCATTTAACACCTCTAAAGGGTATTACGGAATAACTTAATAAATGAACACTAAAAAAATAATAAGAATGGAAGATCACTCACTCCTCATGGTTATTACATCATTGGTAGGGGCCCTAGGCTTGAAGTCTGTATGGGACATTATAAAGAAGAAAGTAGACATTAAAGCTGCTAAAGAAGAAAGAATTGACAACCTATCAGTAGCTGTTATAGAGGAGTTAAAAGATAAGATTGTTGCGTTAGAATTAAAGATTGACGCTTTGATTACTGAAAATACAGCCCTAAGAGAAAAGCTTGCTAGAATGGAGGAGAGGCTTGTTTTAAACGCTAAGAAAAGCGCAGGAAGAAAAAGAAATAATGGGTAACGTTTCACAACTTATAGAGCTCGTAGAAAAGAACGGTCATGTTGTTTTTAAATCTGACTCTAAACCTTTTAATTTAAACATCGTAGGCGTAAGAAGTAAAAACCCTACTACCAACCTATTTAACGATTATATCGCTACATTTTGGAAGTATGAAGGAAGGTGGAATTATTTAGAGTTTCAAGCTACTACACTACCTGGATTAAAATACTTAGAAACACCAATGAATCCCAAGGGTTGTGCAATCTTAGTACCCAATCAATATAGGGGAGTTTGGAAGCTAGGGTTGCACAATGGGAAATACACCGCCCTAACACAAAGAGGTGGAGAAGTAGAGGTTTATAGAGACGAGGATGAGGATAAAGATTATGACATGATAACAGACTCTATTATGTCTGGGTATTTCGGAATAAATATACACAAAGCTAGCGAAGGAGAAAGAGAAACTGTAGATGGATATTCTGCTGGTTGTCAAGTCTTTCAAAATTCAGATGAGTTTGATATATTTATAGATGTATGCAAAAAAGCAGAAAAGTATTGGGGAAATAGTTTTTCTTACACACTAATTGAAGAATAATGGCTGATAAAAAAACAAGGAAAAAATTTAAAGAAACTAAGGTTGGTAAGTTTTTAAAAGAAAAAGCTCCTCATATTTTAGATATAGTTGGAGACGTTTTGCCTTCCCAAGGAACCCTCGGAATTGTAAAAAACATTATAGACCGAGATGACAAACTAAGTCCTGAAGATAAAGCTCAATTACACAACCACTTAGTTGAAGCTTATAAAACAGAAGTAGAAGATAGAGATTCAGCCAGAAAAAGAGAAATAGAAGTTTCTAAATTAAAAGACTTTGACTTTATGTTTAATATTACTGGAGTTATAGGGCTAGGTGTATTTGTGTTTATGGTTTATGCTATTATATACATAGATGTGCCTGAAGAAAATAAACACGTGTGGATTCATTTAATCGGGATTTCAGAAGGAATAGTAATGTCTATTTTCGGATATTTCTACGGAGCAACAATGAGAGCAAAAAAATAACTATCTTTGTAGTTAAACCAATATAAATAAAATACAATGGAAAAAGTAGCAGAAAAAAAAGAAGTAAAAAAAATTAAAGACGAAGAATTAAAAGAATTACAATCACTTCAGTCTGATTTTACGGTGTTGAAAAGCCAACTAGCTGATGCAGAATTAACTAAGCATCAAGTTTTAACTAACATAGATAAAGTAAAAGAACACTTTATAAAATTAGAAGTAAAACTAATGAAAGAATATGGTGAAGACGCATCTATAGATATTAAGACTGGTGAAATAACACCAAAAAAAGATGGCAAAGATAAGTAACACTATTAGTTATCCCTTAGTAACACCAACGGTAGATGACTATGTAATAGGAACCTCACCAGGATCAAACCCTACTAACCAAACGTCTAACTTCAAGTTAGGTGCTTTAAAAAGTCTATTTGAGCAAGATTTACAAGAAACCTTAGCTATAGGAAACTTAGCCAATTACGCTATTAGGTTGTCTAATTTTGGAGGAGCTAATATATTGAACTTGCAAAGTGGAGGTGTTGTTTCAGAAGAAGGTGATTTACAAGTGGGAACAAATGCTCTATTAAGTAGACTAACCTTATTCTCTACCGATCGAACAATTATTAATGTAGGTGCCGACCTTAGAATAAACGCAGCTACCGACACTACAATGGAGTCAGGTAATACAACTACAATAGTTGCTGGTTCTGGAACCTTCACTGGTAAACTTGTATTAGGCACAGACGCTTCCACTCAACAAGCTACCACTAGAATGGAGTTTGAAAACGGAATAACGAAGTCATTTAACATACTAGATTTAGCTGCTAACGGTGGTGTACTACTAGATGGTGTTGCTGGAGCAGTTGGACAAACTTTAGTTAGCCAAGGGCCAGGATCTCCATTAACATGGGGGTCAGCATTACCAGCCCTAACAGACACTAATGTTTACACAGGAGATGTAAATAACAATCCAGTAGTTACAGATGTAGTCACTATAGATAGCACTAATGGTGATATAAAGATTGGGAATAGCTCGGGAGCATTAGCAGGAACACTAACTCTTAACGGAACGTGGTCACCTCAAGTTTATCACATATACGGAAGCGACAACACTTCCTTAGGTGTAGAGGTATTCTCAGACCCTACTTTAGTGGGCTCAAGAAACGTAGGTGTAGGAACCGCAGCTGGAAATAACCTATCAGACACAGCATCAAATAACACCTTAGTAGGTCACACAGCTGGTAGTTCAATAAATGTAGCTAACGGAAACACTTTAATCGGACAAGGGTCTGATGTAGCTTCACCTATCACCGGAAGAGGAACAGCATTAGGTGGTTCTACTACTGTAGCTAATGAATCTGTAGCTTTAGGTAGTGGCGCTAGCGCTGAAAAAGGCTGTATAGCTATAGGGTATAATGCAGACGCACAAACAGCTCCAGGAGGGGCTAATCCTATAATTAATTTTACCCATGATGTAGTAGACGGCTTAATTGCCAATAATAATGTTTACGCTAACAACGGTGATGCATCAGTAGATTTAAACCCAGGGGATGTTTATTTATTAGACAACTCCACAATTGGTTTACCTGACTTTAATAATGGTGGCCCAGCCATCATGTGTATGGTGTACACTGGATAAACTAAACATAGTTTAGTAACGTATTAAAATTAAATAAAATGCAAATTAGAAAAATATCCATAGGGTATGACTATAAGAATTCTATGAATTATATCGTTGGACAAAAAGCCCTTAATCATTACATTATCCACATAATTAGACAAGAAGACGATGGTAGTATTTCCGTATGGTTAGAGAATGAAAAAAACGAAGTGGTTTTATGGAAGTCCTTTAGTGTTTCTATGCCTGTTAGTATTGAGTACAACATAAACTACTAACATGAAGCCAGTAAATGAGTTTTTGATAACACCTAAAAATGGTGAGAGATATGACAATCATAGTAGGTTTGGTAATCAACAATTAATCGTTAATACTTCTATAGAAAACCACACTTACGTAAATCGAGTCGGTATAATAGAAAAGGTACCCATTGATTATGATGGGCCAATAAATGAAGATGATGAAGTCATACTTCACCATAACGTTTTTAGAATATATTATGACATGAAAGGAAATGAACAATCAGGGCCGTGTCATTTTTTTAACGATTATTATTTAGTTCCCGAGGACCAGGTGTATTTCTATAAAAGCTCAAATTCGGATTGGAAATCTACAGGTGATTACTGCTTTATAAAACCTTTAGATAAGATTCAAGGTGATGTAATGCATTTAGATCAATATGAAGAATTAAGAGGAAAAATAACTCATGATAATCAATATTTGAATAATTTAGGTATATTTAATAACGATGTGGTTTCATTTCATCCCGATGTTGAATATGAATTTAGAGTTGGAGAAGATGTACTGTATAGAGTAAAAAATCAACGAATATGCATGAAGCTGACAAAATAAAAAAACTTAAGAAAGATATTATTACCGCTGGAGAGATAGCTGTAAGGGAATTAATTAAGGTAGCTAAAGAAGATATTATAAAATATGATGCAGAAGATGACTTAGCAGCTGATAGGTTAAAAAACGCAGCGGCCACAAAAAAGCTAGCGATATTTGATGCATTTGAAATATTAAATAGAATCACTACAGAGAAAGCTATATTAGAAGAAAAGCCATTAGAATCTAAAAAATTAACTGGATTTGCTGAAGGAAAAGCAACATAATGACGGATTGGTATTATATAAAGTATTAAAAGATTTTATACCAAAGAGTGTTATATCCACCAAAAACAAAGCTAAAAGCTGGAAGTATGGATATGACCCTAAGTATGATGTAGTAGTTATATCTAAGGACGGTACCTTAGGAGAGGTGTATGAAATAAATGGTCTAAATGTAGGGTTACCATCTCAACCTAAAAAAATAGAAACCCGACATAATAAGTGGTTTAAAGAAGAACTACCTAGTAAGTTGAAAAACTTAAAATCAATTTTTGATTGGGAAAAAACAGAGTCTTATTTTAAAGAAGAGTGGGTTGGATATGTAGAGGAAGAGTTTGATAGAAGGGAGTATGGTTATTGGTTTACTAACAACTCTATCCCAACCTACATTACTGGAACTCACTACATGTATCTTCAATGGACTAAAATAGATATAGGAAGCCCTGAATTTAGAGAAGCTAATAGAATATTTTATATTTTTTGGGAAGCCTGTGTAGCTGATGATAGAAGTTTTGGGATGTGTTATTTAAAAAATAGGCGTTCAGGATTTTCATTTATGAGCTCATGTGAAGCGGTAAACACGGCTACAATTAGTAGAAATTCTAGAGTTGGAATACTATCTAAAACGGGTTCGGATGCTAAGAAAATGTTTACAGATAAAGTAGTTCCTATATCTAGTAATTACCCTTTCTTTTTCAAGCCAATTCAAGACGGAATGGATAAGCCTAAAACAGAGTTAGCTTATAGGGTTCCAGCTAGTAAAATAACTAGAAAGAGTTTAGGAAAAGCTAACGAACTAAAACTAGATGGTTTAGACACAGTTATTGATTGGAAAAACACAGCTGATAATAGTTATGACGGAGAAAAACTAAAAAGGTTGATTCATGACGAAAGTGGAAAGTGGGAAAAACCAGAAAACATACTTAACAACTGGAGAGTAACCAAAACATGCTTAAGACTAGGTAGGAAGATAGTAGGAAAGTGCTTAATGGGCTCAACCTCAAATGCTTTAGATAAAGGAGGGGAAAATTTTAAGAAACTATATAACGACTCCTTAGCGTCAAGTAGAAATGCTAACGGACAAACTAAATCAGGTTTATATTGTTTATTTATTCCAATGGAATGGAATATGGAGGGCTTTATAGATGAGTTTGGTCACCCCGTTCTTTATAACCCAACCACACCCACCTACGGACCAGAGGGTGAACAAATACATCAAGGCGCTATAGATTACTGGGAAAACGAAGTAGAGTCCTTAAAGGGGGACCCAGACGCTTTAAATGAATTTTACAGACAATTCCCCAGGACGGAACAACACGCATTTAGAGATGAAAGCAAGCAAGCTTTATTTAATTTAACTAAAATATATCAACAAATAGATTATAATGATTCAGTAATTAAAGAACATTATTTAACTAGGGGAAAATTTTATTGGAAGAATGGAGTGCAAGACACGCAAGTGGCTTGGTCGCCCGACCCTAAAGGTAGGTTTATAACTTCTTGGATGCCTAGTAAGAACTTACAGAATAGAGTTATAGTAAAAAATAACATAAAATACCCAGGTAATGAACATTTAGGGGCGTTTGGATGCGACTCTTACGATATAAGCGGAACTGTAGGTGGTTCAGGGTCTAACGGAGCTCTACATGGACTTACATGTTTTAATATGGAGGACGCACCTAGTAATGAGTTTTTTTTAGAATATATAGCTCGACCTCAAACAGCAGAAATATTTTTTGAAGAAGTATTAATGGCGTGTGTATTTTATGGTATGCCAATCTTAATTGAAAATAACAAACCTCGATTATTGTATCATTTTAAAAATAGAGGCTATAGGGGGTTTTCTTTAAATAGACCTGATAAACCCAGAAACAAGTTATCGGGGAGCGAAAGAGAATTAGGGGGAGTTCCTAACTCTAGTGAAGATATGAAACAGTCACACGCTGCAGCTATCGAAGCTTATATTGAAAAATACATTGGAATGTCAGAAGATAACACCTACCGACCAAAAGACGATTTCGGTTCCATGTGGTTTAATAGAACTTTAGTAGATTGGGCTAAATTTGATATAAACAAAAGAACTAAATATGATGCCTCAATTAGCTCAGGGTTAGCTATTATGGCCACCCAAAGACACTTATATCAACCAATTAAAAAAGAATCAAAAATAAGCCTTAACTTTGCAAGATACGACAATAAAGGTCGAATTAGCACAATATTGAAATAAATGAAAGATTTTAACGTAACAATTACACCGACTAATTTTCCTAATCAAGAAGCATCTGACAGCACTAAAGCCACCGAAGAGTATGGGAGAATAGTGGGCGAGGCAATACAATATGAATGGTTTAGAAGAGACGGCAATGGTTGTAGGTTTTATAATCAATGGGTGAACTTTCATAGATTAAGGCTATACGCTAGAGGAGAACAACCAATAGGTAAATATAAAAATGAAATAGCTGTAGATGGAGATTTATCTTACCTAAACTTAGATTGGACGCCTGTTCCAATTATTCCAAAGTTTGTAGATATTGTGGTGAATGGAATGGGAGATAGATTATTTGACGTTAAAGCATATGCTCAAGACGCTTTGTCAAATGAAAAGAAAATGGAGTTTCAAAATCTAATACAAGCAGACATGGTTGCTAAAGACGTTTTAGCTACAGCTGCAACCGAATTAGATTTAAACATGTTTAATGTAGAGCCAGACACCTTACCTGAATCTGATGAAGAGTTAGATTTATATATGAACATGCATTACAAACCAGCTTTAGAAATAGCAGAAGAGGAGGGTATTAATACTATTCTAGAGATGAATCATTATAAAAGCAGGTTAAGGAGTAGAGTGAATTATGATTTAACGGTATTGGGGTTAGGCTTTGTAAAACATGAGTTTATGCCAGGGACTGGGGTAGAGGTTAAATATGTAGATCCCGCAACTTTAGTTTATAGCTATACTGAAAGCCCTACTTTTGAGGATTGTTTTTACTTCGGCGAGGTTAAGCAAGTTCCGATTACGGAATTAGTTAAAATTAAACCAGATATATCTCAGGAAGAGATGAAAGAGATAGCTCAACTTTCTACGTTGTGGTATAATTATTATGGAATTATAAGACCTTATCAAGATACTTTATTTAGAGAAGATACAGTAACTCTTTTGTTTTATAATTATAAGACCACCAAAAACATGGTCTACAAAAAGAAAAAATTAGAAAACGGAGGAGAAAGGATTATTCCAAAAACAGACGACTTTAATCCACCAGAAGAAGTTACTGAAAAATTTGAGAAACTATCAAAAAGAGTAGAGGTTTGGTACGAGGGTATTATGGTGATGGGAGCTCCTAAAATGTTAAAGTGGGAATTAGCCAAAAACATGGTTAGACCTAAGTCCGCTTCACAAATGGCCTTAGCTAATTACATAGGGTCAGCGCCAAGAATGTATAAAGGAGTTGTTGAGTCATTAGTTCGTAGAATGATTACGTTCGCAGACTTAATTCAAATAACACACCTAAAATTACAACAAGTTATATCTAAAACAGTACCAGATGGTGTATTCATAGATGCAGACGGGTTGAATGAAGTAGACTTAGGAACAGGTCAAGCATATAATCCAGAAGACGCATTAAAGCTATATTTTCAGACGGGTTCAGTCATAGGTAGAAGTTACACTCAAGATGGCGAATTTAATAACGCTAGAGTTCCAATTTCTGAATTAGGCAATGGAAGTGGGCAAGCTAAAATGCAAGCCTTAATAGGGGCTTACAATCATTACCTAAACATGTTAAGAGATGTAACAGGGCTTAATCAAGCTAGAGACGCCTCCACTCCTGACCAATATAGTTTGGTAGGGTTACAAAAATTAGCAGCTTTAAATTCCAATGTAGCTACTAGACATATTTTAGACGCCACTTTACAGATTTCTCAAAAACTAGCAGAAGCCATTTCGTTAAGAATGGGAGATATTTTAGAATATGCTGATTTTAAAGAAGAATTTGCTAATCAAATAGGAAAATATAATGTTAAGTTAGTAGAGGAAATAAAAGACCTATACCTACATGATTTCGGTATATTTTTAGAAGTAGCCCCTGATGAAGAAGAAAAAGCTCAACTAGAAGAAAATATTAAGATAGCTCTACAAAGAGACCAGATAGGATTAGAGGACGCAATAGACATACGTGAGGTTCGAAACTTAAAAATGGCTAATGAAGTTCTTAAATTAAAAACTAAAAAGAAAGAAGCGGCTAAAGCTCAAGCTGAAAAGGCTAAGCAAGCTATGCAAGCTCAAATTAATCAACAGTCTCAACAGATGGCAGCTCAAGCCGCAATGCAGAAGGTGCAGATGGAGACTCAAGCTAAAATACAAATCGAACAAGCAGAAGCTCAGTTTCAAATAGAAAAGTACAAAGCTGAGGCAGATCTTAAAAAACAATTAATGGCAGAAGAGTTTCAATATCAAATGCAATTAAAAGGAATAGAAACACAAGGTTTAGCTCAAAGAGAAGACAAGAGAGAGCAGGCGAAGTCGGATAGGATATCACAACAAAATACTGAGCAATCAAAATTAATACAACAAAGACAAGAAAAGACAGCTCCAATGAGTTTTGAATCTAACGAAGATTCTCTCGATGGTTTTAGTTTATCTGAGTTTGAGCCAAGATAAAAAGTTTTTGTAACTTTGTAACAAATTAAAATTAAATTAAATGGAAAATTGGAAAGTAAGAGAGGTTTCAGCAGACCCTGAAAAGAGTACTGCGGAAATTGAAAAAGAATTAGTAGAGAAAGCAGAAGCTAAATTTGCAGAAGGTGAAGAGTCGCCTACTGAAGAGGTTTCTGAAGAAAAAATTGATGACAAATCCACAAGTCAGGAAGTTCCTGTTACGGACGAATCAATACCCCCTCAGTTAAATGAGGAACAAGTTCTTTCTTTTTTGAAAAACAGATATGATAAAGAGATAAACACTTTGGATGACTTAGTTAATACTAAGACTGAAGAAATGCCTCAAGAAGTTTCTGATTATTTGACGTTTAAGAAAAACACTGGTAAATCTTTTGATGAGTTTTTAAAATTCAATAGAGATTTCGATAATATAGACGATGATTCTGTATTAAAAGAGTTTTACGCTTCAACTAAAAAACATTTAGATTCTGATGATATTGACTTTGAGTTAAAAAATAAATTTGGATACGATGAGGAAATAGATGCGGATGATACGGTCAGAAAAATCAAAATATCTAAAAAAGAGGAAGTATTAAAGGCGAGGCAATACTTTAAAGATCGAAAAGACGAATACCTCAAACCTGTTGAGTCAACAAAAACAGAGGCGCCAATCGTGACAAATGAGCCAAACCAAAGTACGGATAAAGTGAATGTTAAAGAAGAAGCTGAGAAAAGAATGAGTCACTTTACTAAAAAAACTGAAGAATACTTTAATGATACATTTAATGGTTTTAATTTTAAAATTGGAGATGATGTCATTAGTTATAACACAGGTGAATTAAGTAAAGTAAAAACAAACCATTCTGATCTTAATAACTTTATAAAACAACATATTACGGAAGATGGGTTTTTAACTGATGCTGAAAAGTATCACAAATCCTTAGCCGCTGCTTTTGACCCTGATGGATTAGCTAAATTCTTTTATGAGAAGGGTAAGGCTGATGCTGTCACTAATGATGTTAAATCAACAAAAAACATCGACATGGGATTAAGAAAAGCACCGGTAACAAGTAGTAAGGGTGAGTTTAAAGTTAGTGCTGTCAAAACAAGTCACGGAAATTCGTTAAAAATTAGAAGTAATAGGAATAAATAACAAATTAAAAATTAAAAACTAAAAATTATGAGTTTAGCAGCAATTCCCGGACCGGCATTAACCCCTTCTTCATCGAAGGTGCCTTTGAAGGAAAACTATATTAACAACTTCGATTTCTTAAATCAGTACTTACCTGATACTTATGAAAAAGAATTTGAAAGATATGGTAACAGAACAATTTCAGCTTTTTTAAGAATGGTAGGAGCTGAGCTTCCAACTAACTCTGACTTAATCAAATGGGCAGAGCAAGGAAGATTACATACCAAATTCGTAGGGTGTACAACACAGAACGGAGCTGGAGCTGTTGGCACACCAGTTACTTGGTTAACAGGTGGTTTAGCAGCTGGTAATAACCCAGTATGTAACTTTAGAATAGGACAAACTGTTTTCATTTCAGAAGATGGTGGTGCTACTTCAAATAAAGGTATCATTACTTCAGTTGGTGTAGGTACAGATGATGAGTTTACAGTAGCTTACTACGAAGCAGACCAAAATGTACCAGCAGCTACAGGATGTAGTGTGTTTGTTTACGGATCTGAATTCAGAAAAGGAACCGAAGGAATGATTGGTTCTTTAGAATCTGAAGACATTTTCTTAGAAAACAAGCCTATCATCATTAAAGATAAGTACGCTGTTAACGGATCAGATATGGCGCAAATCGGATGGGTAGAAGTATCTACTGAAGATGGAGCTACAGGATACCTATGGTACCTAAAGTCTGAGCACGAAACAAGATTACGTTTTGATGATTACTTAGAGATGGCAATGATTGAAGGAGTAGCAGCTGAAGCTGGCTCTGGAGCATTGGCTGAACTTTCTCCAGGTGGTGCAGGTGTAACAACTGACGCTGGTACAGAAGGTATGTTCGAAGCAATCTCAACTAGAGGTAATGTTTATTCAGGCGTTCCAGCTAACTTAGCTGATTGGGATACTATTATCGAAAGACTAGATAAGCAAGGAGCAATCCAAGAAAATGTAGTTTTCGTTAATAGAGATATGTCTTTTGCAATTGATGACATGTTAGCAGCTCAAAACTCTTACGGACAAGGTGGTACTTCTTACGGATTGTTTGACAATGACGAAGAAATGGCACTTAACCTTGGGTTTAAAGGGTTCAGAAGAGGTTATGACTTCTACAAGTCTGATTGGAAATACTTAAACCAAGTAACCCTACGTGGTGACATCGATGGTGGAAAAGTAAGCGGTACTTTAGTGCCAGCTGGTTCTACTAACGTATATGACCAAATTATGGGAAGAAACGCTAAAAGACCATACTTACACGTAAGATACAGAGCTTCAGAAACTGAAGACAGAAAGTATAAAACGTGGATTACAGGTAGTGCTGGCGGTGCCGCAACAAGTTCTCTAGATGCTATGGAAGTACACTTCCTATCTGAAAGAGCTCTTTGTACAATGGGCGCAAACAACTTTGTAATCTTTAAAGACTAAGATACAAGACAACATATAAAGGGGCTTCGGCCCCTTTTGTTTATTTACAATTAAAATTTAATACAATGAAAAAAATGACAAGAAAACCACGAGTATACAAACTCAAATCAAACAAAACTCCCTTAAGCTTATTACTATCTTCTAGGCATTCTAAACATAAGCCTTTAATTTATTGGGACGAAGAAAAACAAGAAAACAGAACTTTAAGATACGCCACTAACCAGCGATCTATATTTGAAGACGAGCAAGACGGAACAGCTATAGTGGGCTCTATTGTTTTTGAAGACGGGTTCTTAAACACTAGAATAGAAGACAATTTATTACAACAATTTTTAGAATTACACCCAGATAATGGAACTTTATTTGTAGAGGTGGATGCTGAGCAAGATGCAGCTAAAGAAGTTGAGGTTTTAAATCACGAAGTAGACGCACTAGTAGCCGCATCGTCTTTAGAGATAGAGCAAATGGAAACTTTAGCTAAACTTTTATTAGGGTCTAATGTAAGTAGAATGAAGTCCTCTGAAATAAAAAGAGACATTTTACTTTATGCTAAGAATTACCCAACAGAGTTTCTAGAAGCCTTAGATGATGACGACATGGAACTTCAAGGATTAGTTTTAAAAGCCTTTGATCAGAGCGTTCTTCAGTACAGAGCCAAGAAGAGAGAAATTTACTTTAACTTAAAGGATAATAAAAAGAGATTAATGGTGGTTCCTTTTGGTGAGGATTACACTAAAGCTTTAATATCTTATTTCCACACTAGCAATGGAGAAGAGGTGTTAGACTACCTCGAGAAAAAAGTAAAATAAAATACTTACCTTTGTAATAAAGATTAAAACAACTAGATAATGACATTTGCGCAAATAAACACAAAAGGAAGAAGACAACCTGACGGAGAGCCATTACCTCAAACAAATTTAGTTTTTAGGCTAGATAAGGTTTTGGATGTAGCTACAGATTCTCCAGCAAGCGATAGGTTTTTAATTAGACTACAAGATGCTGGTGAGGCATGTACTACTGCTGTACTTTTGACATTTAGCTATCCAGATGGCGGTGAGCCACCAGCTATAACAACAGATCAAGTAGCGGCTGTAAACAACAACTTAATAGCTATTATGAATGAAAACTTAACAGGTTCTTATACATCAACTACAGTAAACATTACAGATACTATACTAAAAGGAGTTGTTGGTTCAAATGGACTACAACCATACGTAAGAGCTGTAGACGTAACGTCAACTCAACCAAACCTCTCTTAAAAACCCGAACAATGATAAAATATTTAAAAACTAGATATATAGTTCCAAATGATTCAACAGAGTTATTTGAATTACTCCCATTAAACGACATCTTAATTATAAGAAGCCAAGAGGCAGATAGAGTGGATGTTTTCACCCAACCTTCTGGATTTACTATAGGCTATAAAGGTACTGATCCAGAATCTCTTCCAGGTCAACTAGACGAGGAAACAGGATTAGTAAAAGGAGAATCTTTAGGAGACATGCTTATAGATGCTATTGAGAGCGCTGTTGGCTCCAACTGGAGAGAAGTTGTAACAGTCCCAGAGGCGTATAACGCTATGATTCAATCAGCTTTAGAGCAAGGAGGAAACTGGGCATACCCAGGAATACCTGAAGCTGGTGATAAAGCGTTTATAGAAAGTGCAGCGGCTCAAGCAGCTAAAAAACAAGCTGAAGACGAAGCGGCTTTAAAAGAAGCTAAGAAAAGAGCGGCTGAAGAAGCTAAAGAGGCAGCTCAAGAAAAGTAATAAGCTTTTTTCATATAACACAATATTAAGGGTGCTTTAGGGCACTCTTTTTTTTTCCTTATCTTTGTAACAAAGTACCTCAGATGATAAATGAAATAAGAAATACAGTCCTCTCTTTACTTAATAAAAATAACAACGGGTACCTCACTCCTGAAGAGTTTAATTTATTTGCAGCTCAAGCGCAGTTAGAGGTTTATGAGTCTTATTTTTATGACCTAAATAATTGGATTACTAAAAAAAACATGCGTAGATCGCACTCGGGGAGCGCTGATATAACTAGACAGCTCGAAGAAGTTATCGACACATTTACACAGTTCACCGAGTTAACTAGTATTGTAGGAAGTGATCAAACGTTTCAACTACCTGAAGACTGGTACACAACTGTAGAGGTTTTACGTAAAGAGGTTTGCGAAGGACCTCCTACTACTATTATAGAGAGAACTGCCGAAAGAGTTAGTGAGTATAAAATAAGAGAACTACTCAGAAGTAATCTTACAGCTCCTACAGCTACTTTTCCGGCATATATATTTAGTCAACAAGGTGTGGCATTACCCGAAGGTACAGGAACATCTGCATACGGAAATTTAGGAAATCAAATTACACTTTACCCTGGACCAAGTAATTGCCCAGGCCCAGTTCTAACTTGTTTTTTATCTTACTTAAGATACCCATTAACACCAAAATGGACATATAGTTCTATTGGACCAGATGGAGACCCTATATACAATCCTAGTGCAGCTGATTACCAAGATTTTGAATTACCATTATCCGACTCTATAGATATAACTATAAAGATATGTGAATACGCTGGCTTAAGTATTAGAGAGAAAGAAGTTATACAGTTTGAGGCTATGCAAGAACAACAGCAACAACAACAAGAATCTTAAGATATGAATGATATAACCTACTACACTAATAATGGTCAAAACCCTACTAACTTAAACTGGGGAAGCTATCAGTATGTATCATTAGAGGATATTGTTAGAAATTTTGAGTTAATGTTTGCTGGTGATGAAAACCTAGTAAGTAAACAAAACAGATATGTAATTAGATTTCACGCTAAAAGAGGAATCCAAGAAATAAACTATGATGCATTAAAGAATATTAAAATATTAGAGATGCAGGTTTGCAAAGACTTGAAGTATGTATTACCTCCTGACTATGTAAACTATGTAAGAATATCTCTATATGAAGGTGGTGTATTGTATCCTTTAATTGAAAACTTTCAAACTAACTACTCATCAGCTTATCTACAAGACAACAACTGTGAAGTCCTATTTGACTTAGACGGAAACGCCTTAACCCCAAACAACTCTACAATTGATATGCAGAGAATAAAAGGGGTAAGACCAACGCTTTATTTAAATTTAGGACACCCCTACCACGAAAGAATGGGGTATTGTTGTGACGGCTTATGGTATTTCGACTATGGAGTAGGAGCTCATTATGGCTTAGAAACTTCTTTAGCTAATCAAAACCCTAACTATAGAATAGATAAAAGAGCAGGTGTAATTAACTTTAGCTCAGATATGGCAGACAAGTTAGTGGTTTTAGAATATGTATCAGACGGTTTAGAAAAAGGAGATGATGACGAAGTGGTGATAAATAAATTAGCAGAAGACTATTTATATGCGTACATTAGATGGGCGATATTAGGAAATAAACTAGGAGTTCAAGAATATATTGTTAATAGAGCAAGAAAAGAGAAGACGGCAAAATTAAGAAACGCTAAAATAAGGTTAGGAAATCTTCACCCAAGTAGATTGCTAATGCCTTTACGTGGCAGAGATAAATGGATTAAATGAAAACTACCGGGACTTTTACTTCAGGCATAATGAATAAGGATCTCGATGAAAGGCTCATACCAAAGGGTCAGTATCGAGATGCTTTAAATATAGGGGTTTCTACTTCAGAAGCCTCTAACGTAGGAGCTATAGAGAACATACTAGGAAACGTTCAAGCTGGAGGAGATTTATCTTTTTTAACAGATGACGCTGTTACGATTGGAGCTATAGCTCAAGGAGATAAGGAACAATTTTTTTGGTTTGTAAGCGACACTAATTTTGATTATGTTTTAAGATACCATGAGCCATCCGACACCACCGCTATACTCTTAAAAGACACTAAAGGCAGGGTGTTGAAATTTGATAATGAACACATAATAACAGGTGTTAATTTAATAGATGATTATTTATTTTGGACCGACAATTTAAATCAACCAAGAAGAATATTATCCACTAGAAGTTTTCCTTTAGACGGGTTTGAAGAGGATGATATTAGGGTAATAAGGAAACCACCTTTAAGTCCGGCAACTTTTATAATGAATAATACTTATCAAGGGACAACAACGCCTTCGTCTGATATTAGGTTTGATAAAACAAATAATATTATACATAAGTATTTTAGGTTTGGTTATAGATGGAAATATGAATACAATGAGTATAGTTCGTTGTCACCATTTACCGCTACTGCATTTCAGCCTTTTTTTTATTTCTACAATTATGCCAATGTGAGTTTTTATTCCATGCAAAATACTTTTGATGAGATTGTATTAAGTGATATAGAAACAGGAGATGAGCAAGTAACAGATATTCAGGTTGTTTTTTATGACGAATATACCGGGTCTGTTTATGTGGTTGACACTTTTGATAAGGAAAAAAATGGATGGGGTAATAATACTTCGATTTCCATTAATTTCAATAATAATAAAATATCTGCACTTTTAGCTAATGATGAAATCACAAGATTATTTGACAACGTACCTTTACGTGCTAAGGCTCAAGAAGTTATTGGAAGCCGATTAATATATGGTAATTATGTTCAGGGTTATGACATAAGAAATACTAGAAATGAACCTATAACTATAGATTTTTACGCCGAACCCTTTAGTGTTGATTTCAACTCCCTTACTCTTGGGGCTAACCCATTTAGTGGAAATTATCCTAGAAGAAGTTTTCATAGCAATCGAAACTATGAAGTAGGGTTAGTTTATTTAGATGATTACGGAAGAATGTCTACGGTTCTTACTCCTGAAATACTAAACACTCAGTTTACTAACACAGTAGCAATGGACCCAACCACAGCTACCACTATAAATGACATTAGGGTTTATATCAATAGCGAGCCCCCACAATGGGCTTCAAAATATAGAATTTACTTAAAACAATCAGACGCTAATGATTATGTAACTATATGGCCTTTGTTTTCTATAAAGACTGGAACAGGTGATTATTGGTTTAAGATTTTAGGGTCTGACGTAGACAAGGTTCCTGAAGGAGCTTATATTTACATTAAAGCCATTAATGGAGTTGCTTTTGACAGCTCAGAGGAATATAAAGTATTAGAAGTTAAACAGCAAGAAGAAGGTTTTGTTCAAATAGGAAACTCAAACTCAACAGTTGACGCTCCAGCTGGAACTTACTTTAAACTACACTCAGAATACGTAGACTTATCTACAGATATAAATGTTTTCGATTCCCAGCAAGTAGATCAAGTAGCTCAAGGTGCTTATTATTGGGGGTACAGAAATTATGATACTTTTGGAAAATACATAGGGCCATTAACAACAGACCCTGGAGTTGGTTCTTCCGTAATTAACGCAGCTACCGGTGGTTTACCTACACAACACATTAAACAAATAGACCCTCCAATTTATTATGGTAATAGTGGTTATTTCAACGAAATAGAACTTAGAAAAAACTGGAAAGCCTCTCCTTATGAGACCGATTCTACCAAGGATAGAAGGATTAAAGTTCAGATTTATCCAAATGAAAAATTCATGGTTCAGTTGATGAATAATAGCGGCAACTGGTATAATTATCAAACTTGGCAACCAGTTGATATTGCTCCCTACGTAAATAGTGACTACTTAATCGGGGACTCAGGTAATGGAATATGGTGCTATATACGATTTAATAAAGGAACTAATTACGTTCCAGGGGATTATTTTATAATAAACATTCACACAGCTTTTGGAGCTAATGTTTTTGGACAGGTACCTGGGGACGATACAGAAGGAAGTGGAGCTCATTATAAAATATATGAATTTCAAGCGGCTAAATTATGTCTAACGGCTAATCTAGAAGACGGAGGAAGTGCTGATAGTGTCTACGGGTTATCACAACCGATGAATGGTTTAAATACCTACCTCCCATTAAGAGATGTACCTATTGAGCCTGGTGCTATAATAGAGATAACTATTGCAGAAGATTATACGGTGGGGCCAGTCACTAATAACACTATTGGTGATACTGAAACAACCTACACTTCACCACCGTGTTCTAAGCGCTATAAAAACATAGAAGAATGGTGGTATGAAGAAGAGATATGGAGAGATGTAGAACACAAAATGGCTTACAAGTATCAACAAGACAGCGATATGAGTAGCTTTCAAAATATTAATGGAAAAAGGTTTTTCTTTAGGAGACTGCTTAATTATAAGTCCTTAGATTGGCAAAGTATTCCTGGAGCAACCGCAAGTGCCGCAATATTTGGTGGTATGGCATATACCTCACACGTTGGTGATTTTACTTTAAAAAATTGGTGGCAAGCGTACTCAAACAGAAGTCCACTTGATGATGGAATGGGTAATTACGCCACCTATGCTGAAATGGTTACTGAAGAAAGCGGAATTCAAATGTTTGTTTCATCTCAAGGGACTCATATTCAAGAATTTGATACCGATAAGAGAACTGTGATTCAAGTTGCAATGCAGGGAAGGGTAAAAATAATACAAACCGCTCCTGATGCTAAACCGATATTAGAAACTAAACCCACCATGGTGGATAACGACATTTTCCATGAAGCTCCATTTACCTTTGATGTGTTTCCAGGAACAGCAGGAAGACTTCTTCATGAGGGTAATATCGCTAATCAATCTCAAGGAGGTAATCCGGCTATTATTAGCTTAAACCCTTCATCTACCATATCTAACCCATCATACCCTTTAGACCCAACTCAATTTAATAGTGAGTTTAATTGCTTCACCTACGGAAATGGCGTAGAGGCTACTAAAATAAAAGGAGAATTAAGCGAGGCTCATCTTAAATATAGCCCTAGGGTTAGTTCTTTTATTGAAAAATATCAACAAGAATATTTACCGAGTAGCTTAACCTATAGTGGGGTTTTTGTAGAAAACACAAATATTAACAACTTAAACGAATTTAATCTTTCCTTAGGTAATTATAAAGACTTAAGTAGAGAGTATGGTCCTGTTGAAAAACTTCACGCTAGAGATAATGATTTAGTGGCCTTGCAAGAGGATAAAGTATCTAAAGTGCTATATGGTAAAAACTTACTTTCTGACGCCACGGGAGGAGGTTCTATAGCTTCTATTCCAGAGGTATTAGGAACTCAAATACCATATGTAGGAGAATACGGAATAAGTAATAATCCTGAAAGTTTTGCAGCTTGGGGTCCTAATATGTTTTTTACAGATGTTAAGAGGGGTTCGGTAATGAGGTTAGGTAGAGATGGGTTGTTTGAGATATCTAATTTAGGTATGACAGATTACTTTAAAGATTTGAGTTCTAATGAATTTAATAAACAAAAACTAGGATGTATTGACCCATTTAAAGAGCAATATGTTTTATCAAGTACAGAAACTCTAGCGCCAGCATGTACTTACTCTTTACGCCCTACATTTATACCTAGGTTCCCTAGAGTAACTAATGGCATTGATTATATCATAGAACTATTTTCTTCTGGAAATTGGCTGGTAGAGTTTACAGATACCGGTGATGGTACCAACTGGCTTACGGTGAATGGACAAACTCCTTCGTTAGGTGGCTTTGGAGATGAGGTTTTAACATTTAACTTAACTAACAACGGAGGGCTACAGTCTCCCTCTAGAGAGTGTTTGGTTACATTTACATTTTGTGATGGAAGTACAGCGTCTGAAGTGTTTAAACAATCAGGAGCGCCAAAATTAGGAGGCTTAGTGTATGGTGTTGGAAAACCTACAGGAGGTAAAAAGGGCCTTGCAACTGGCTTAAAAAACACAACAATTAACTTTCAAGTAGAAGCTAACCCAGGTGGTTTAGTGCAAGAGTTTATTAACCAACCCATAGGAGTTGATGCTGAGGTTGCAACTCAAAAAGAGACAGTAGGTATAGAAGGAGAGGACGGTGTTCCAACTAATGGCCAAGATGTAACTATAAGAGCATCTCAAGTAGGTGCTGTAGATACGTTACCATTCTGCTTTCTTTTAGGGCAAAAAATGTATTATTTAGTTTCAGACACGTTCTATACATCTACCCAAATAGATGAGTTAATAAATGACCCAAACACCGTAGAAATAACTCCTACTCTTAATGTTGGGACACAGTTATGGGAAGGAACTTATACTTTTAACCGACCTAATGATGAAGCTTATGTGTATAATGTAATAGACTATCGTGCACAAATAGAAGCGTCTGCTACAGCGCAATTCGATATACCTCTAGAAATGAACAATGTAGCTGACACATTTAGAGGAAAAGTTGATTTTACAAACAAAAACGGAAACGTAGAGTTTGATTACATAGCTCCAGCTGGTGGCGCTAGATTTAGAGTGTTGATAGAAGATAGAGTTATAAGTACAACTGGTAGTGTTCCGGTAATAGGAGCAGGGTCGATGCCTATTTTTAATGTGCCGTTTGATGGCCCTTCTGTTTACGATGTAGAAATAGATTATCTAGGAACTAATGAAGCGGTTAGATTAATTACGCCTCTTCCCACTTTAACAGAGTTTAAGTATCAAGTAGCCACAGGCAGTTTAGACCCTACTGATCCAGCTTACGTGTGTTCAGCGATACCAGCGTATTCTTCTAAGTGGCATGATGGAACAGCAGCACTTCCTGAAATTGGAAATATTATATATGAAAACCCATTTGGAACTACGCCGATGGTATCTCCTTTAAATATTCACCCTATAGATGAAAACCCCGTAGTTGGTGGTAATCAAGAGTGGCTTAAGTTTGATGCGTCATCTACAGGTAAGGTTTTACAAAGAGGAGTGTGTACCCCATGTGCGGAAGTGGCGGTTCCTGTGATTACTGTTCCAGCTGTATATTCATTTAACACTAATGAAAACGTTAATATCCTACTAGAAGCTACAAATAACCCCACCTCTTTTCAAATTGTTAGTTCATCACCATGCGTAGGTTATTTATTGAGCTCTCAAGAAGGGGGTGTTGTTTCTTATACTGATTGTGATGGTAATGCAGCTTCTATAACTATTCAAGGGACTAATACTAATTCTAGAAACGCACCGGCTTTACCAGCAGTTAATACAAATGATATAACTATCGTGTCTACCACAGTTCCTGTTGTTTCAAGTGGAAATGTTACGGTTGTAAATAAAGGCTTCAAAACAAACACGCCACAAGGCATGGATTTTGACGGAGAGCAAGGTAGAATTGTTATACCTAACGCACCGTCAGGAGTTTATGATTTCGAGGTTAGGGCTAGTAACTGCTTTGGAACAAGTAATACTGTGTCTGTAGTAATGGAAATAACAGATAATGTAACGAAAATGTTCCAAATGGATATAGAAACACCATCACCCACTTCAGCTATAGCTTGTAGCATAACAGCTAGTTATATCCCTATGTTGCACACAGGAGACAATATAAACCCTCAAGTTAACGACACTATAATATTACCTAGCCCAGATAAGGGTAAGCCAAATACAACAGCCTATGGAGGTTTTGGTTTAGAAAAAGGTGTACTAGAGCCTAATTATGATTTCAAAGGGGGTTATAATTGGTATAAAGCTAATTTTGATAGTGGACCAGGAAATGGAAGTGTATTATTAATAGACAACACTGGGGTTGTTATAGAAATAGTTGAATGTTAAAATGCCAGTAACAATAACATATAGTCAAGGTGCAAAAGGGTGGACATCGTTTCACTCTTATTTTCCTCAATGGTTGTTGGGGATGAATAGTTCTTATTATTCTTTTTATAAAGGTAAGCCATGGAGACACTATCAAAACCCTATAAGAAACTCTTACTACGATAGCCCTACATTCCCTTCTATTGTAGAGTTTATTTTAAACGAAGCTCCTTTAGAAACTAAAATGTTTAAAACTCTAGAGCTAGAAGGTACGGATGCTTGGACAGCTGGTTTAGTAAGTGATTTACATATAGGTCAAATAAATAAAGATTATTTTGTACAAAAAGAAGGGGTTTGGTTTGCTAACATTAGGAGAACTCAAGAACAAGGGGCCGCATCTGATTTATCTCAAATATCTGCTCAAGGTATTGGTGAGTATGATACTTTTGTTACGGTAGGAACTGAATTGAAAATAAACTTTTTAACACCTATTAATCCTATAGTAAGTATAGGGGATGTGGCTTTTGAACAAAACACTCAAACTACTACTTTAGAATTAGGACCCATTACTGACATTGTAGGTAACTCTATTATTATTGATCCGTTTATAAACATCCCTTCTGTTCCGTGGAATCCACCAAGTGAGAATGTTATTTTTGCTGTTAAAAATTCTGTCGCAGAAAGCTATGGTTTACGTGGGCATTACGCTAAAGTTTACTTAACAAACATTAATCCTGATGAGGCAGAATTATTTGCAGTTAGTAGTTCAATATTCAAGAGTTATCCTTAATTTAGTATCTTTGTAACAAACCGTATCAATATGAAAAAAAATCCTATTAATTTACGAATAAAACTATTTCAATTTGTTGCAATACTTGTAACAGGACTTATTTGGTACTTTTCTGAAGATGCACAGGGCGTAGATTACGCAGCTTTCCCAGCTATGCTAGTTATGGGTTTAGCTCAAGTTGGGTTTAGTGCTTATGATAAGATGCAGGCTGAAGACGATTTAAAAGCCTCAAAAATAGCGTTAGCTAATGCTAATGATGACTTGGAAAATCTTAAATATACTAATACTTTAAAATCAGTAGCTGTCCCTAAGAATCAAGTAGCTATGGATCAGTTAGGTCAACAAACCACACAAATTGTAGACGCCGCACAAGAGTCTGGGCAAAGAGGAGTCTTAGGAGCTGCAGGAAAAATGAATCAATTATTTGACAAAGGAACAATGAAGGTGAGTCAAGCTGACCAAATGAAACAATACGAAAGAGATTTGCTAGTTGCTGAAAACGAACAGAACATTAACAACATGAACGTAAATAAAGATTTACAGCTAGGTATGCAAAATATTTACGGATTACAAAGTGCTATGGGGTATGAACAAGGCCGTATAAATAACGCAACAAACCAAATGTATAGTGGAGTAGGTACAGCCCTTGCTGGAATGGGACAATTGAAGGCTCCTAATAAAACCGCTAATCTAAATACAACAATAGACCCTGCTACAGGCACACCAATGAGTAATTCTATGGGAAGACTTAATCCTAATATGACTTATGATGATTACCTTGCAACAACTGAGGCTGGGGCTTTGGATGTTTTGAGTCCTGGTGAGTTTTACAATGCACAGATGATGGGAACACCAGGCATGCAAGCTGGAATCGGTTCTGGCCCCATGAATACATTTAACAACCCGTTAGCTAATCTAGTTAGCAACAATCCTCAATTAGGAACAGGAACAAATAATACTATGACGCAAGATGAATTTATGAGATTAGCAGCGTTAGGCTTAATAAACATTTAATTATGGCAGACAGAGCAACACATATAGGTTATCAAGCCCCTAACAATTATGTAAATCCAGACAATATATTGAAAGGATATCTTGCCGCCTCTCAAGTTGGGGCTAAACAACAGCAGAAAGATGATTTAAAGCAACGTGGAGTGTATGATAAGGCAACTATGGAGCTAAAAGATTTTACTTCAGATATTAGCCCTAACCTTCAGTCCTTTGTTGCAGAATCTTTAGGTGGTATTAGAAATCAAATGTTTGGCCAGTACAATACTTACGCCGCAGGAGGGGACAACGCTACTCACAATCAAATGTACATGAATAACGCCTCTAATGAGTTTCAGATGTTTGCTGCTTACGGAAAAGGGTTTGAGAAACATTTATTGGATTACGAGAAAAGAACTTCTGAAGGTAAATCAAGTAATGTAGAGAGTGGGTACTTTGCTAAAAGGTTTGCGGCTCAAGCAGACTTCACTAATAAAAAAATGGTGTTAGATAATGATGGTCACCTATGGATGATGCAGTTAGATGAGAACGGAAAATTTCTATCTAGAGAAAGTATGTCTATAAACCAGTTGAATAACATGCAAGCATTACACCAAGATAAAGTTACGTTTACTGATTACACTCAAGGGTTCTCTAAGAATATCAAACAATTTAAAGAATCTTTTAAAGCGGTTGAGTTAGGGTTAGGAGCAGGTGAGAGGGTTACGTTAGAAGGTATGGCGATGCAAATGAACAACGTTCCTAATAGTGGAGGAAAGCAAGCTTTTGAGGAAATGTACCAAAACACTATAGACGGTATTACTCAATCCATGATTACTCAACCTAATGTTGGAGCTGCAGCGTTAACTGAAAATCTAGCTCCCAATGGACAACCTTACTTTTTTTATAACGATAAAGGTGATAATGGGCGTCAATTTTCTTTAAATGGAAGAGACCCTGAGAATGGCATATATATGGCTACTGACGGAGACTTACATGAAAGAGCTGTATTAACAGATAATCAAAAGGAGTTATTAAAAGATAATGTCACGGACATGTTAAACACCCAAATAGGGTTTAAGTCAACTACTAGTTCTAACTCGGGATTAAGTCAACTACTAGTTCTAACTCGGGATACTATAGAAGATTAAATAAAAAGCATCAAGCCTCTAATGACATTGCCTTAGCTATGAAAATGAGAATGGGAGATGAAAACACATGGAAAGATGTTATTCAATCATGGAATGAAAACTCCAAAACTAAAGATGATGAGAAAATACTTAGCTACCGTGTAGACCCTAATGGAGTTTCTTTAACATTTGCTGGTGGTAGTGCGGACAGACAAAGCGTGTATGAGCACCCATTTAGCGGTGAGGACGCAGGTATTATAAAAAGTGACATATCAGCTTTACTGAGATACGTTAATCCAACAAAATATGGAACAGTAGGTCAAGCTATGGATGCGTTTGATTTAGGAAAAGATAGCCTACCTCCTGATGCTAAAGCGTTTTACGACAAAGGCTACGTTGGTACTAGAGGAACTTATTCCAATCAAAAATTACACAAAAACATGTTGTCGGAGTTAGTTGAAGGCTTTAGTTTTGTTGAAGTTCCTAGTAGTGGTAATCAAACCTTTCAAACTAATCTCGCTAATTTCATTGATAAACTTAGTGAAGGTACACAAGTTAACTTTGATCCAGTGACTGGAGGTAAAGATGCCACTTCCCCTATAATAGCTATAAAAACCACCACCCAAAACCCTGTTACTTTACCTGGTGGAGCCACTACAACTAATATGCAAACTAGCCCCTCAGGTTTGATAGGTGGATCAGCCGGACTTACAGGTGACGATTACTTAAATAGTATAAACACAGATGCAGTAACTGCTCTTCAGCAGGCAGCTTCTAGTGCGGACAGGGTTTTTACTGAAATAACTGTAAAAGGAGGCCCAGATGGAAACGCAACACAAACCTTTAAATTTAGACACGACTTTAGAGGAAATGACCCAAACAATATGGCAACGCCAACTACCGCTATTCAGTCTGCTAACGAAACTACATATAAAGATATGTTGAAATTTATGAAAGAGCCTTTACGTGATCAAAGTGCGTATAATTTCCCAGCAGGTTCTTTCTCAGCAAATTATTTACCCGGAATGTTAAACTTTAGATAAGATATGAGTGTAAACAATTTTTTAAACGACTTTTATGTAGAAAATACTGGTCAAGCTCCAACAGAAGAGATGGTGACTAGGATTACTCAGCAATACGGAGATAATTATGACGGTTTAATTAATGACTTAGCTATAGAGATTGGGGGAGCTAAAGAAGTAAATACCGATATAATAAATAAGATAAAGACTCAATACAATTTGAT